TAAACCAGTTATAGTAATAGAAGTTGGTGGGTTAATACGTAACGAAACCTGGAAACTAGGAATTAATGGTATTAATCGTGACGCTGACTTTGCACTAGACGTGGGTGTAAATCCTGATAGGGTCAAAAAGTTAGGCATTGAGATCAAACCTTGGCGAGAAGTCGACAAGCCATACATCTTGGTATGCGGTCAACATGCACACAGCCAACAGTGGGTAGACATGCCTGATATGGAAACTTACTTTAGGGAAACAGTAATTAAGATCCGTGAACACTCAGATAAACCTATTGTGCTTAGAAGTCATCCTAGGTTTAGAGAAAATTTACATTTCCCAGTTAAAGACGCAGAGTGGTTTAAACAACAAAATTGTGAGTGGAATATTGCCCAACAAGTGCATGAGACCTATGATAGCTTTGATTTTGAGCACCAGCTTAAAGAAACTGCACTTACAGTTAGCTATTCTAGTAATGCAGGAGTTAGCAGTATAATACAAGGTATTCCCAGTGTAGTTAGTGAACATAGTTTAGCCTACGGTGTGACTAGCTCGTTCAACGAGGCAAGGTATCCATACAGAGAAGATTGGTTAATTGATATGGCTAATATAGAGTGGTTTGCTGACGAGATAGGCGATCAATGGCTACGTATTAGACAAAAACTGTAAGCGATAAATAGTAGTATGGATACTCTTAACGCCGCAGTAAATAACCCAGAAGCACTTGCCTTGCACCTATCGGAACTCATTGGACCGTTCCTGGGTATGATAGCGATTCTTATTGCTGCATTTATTTTTAAAGATTTTATAATGAAATTTGGAAAAGGCATTGCTTTTTCCATGAACAGTCAGTTTAAGGAAGGCGATCATGTATTACTGGACGACGAGCAGGCTTTGATCGTAAAGATTGGAATGACACAGACTGTGTTTGGTATTAATAAAGCATCTGGAGATTATATCTGGAGGTACGTTCCTAACGAAAGAATTACTTTTGTAAAGTTAGAAAAAGTAGTGTTTAATCATAAGCCTGAACTAAATGGCCATCAGATTAGCCAAAACTCTGAAGATATACAAGTACTTAAAGAAAAGTCTTAATTACTTAATATTCCTAGCATTGACAAATGTCTAGTAGATTGCCATGTGTTATTAAAAAGTTCCAGTGCAACCTCAACATTGTTAATATTTTTCTTATTAGGTTTACGTTTGGCTTGTGCTAAAGATTCTGTTGCCGCGTGTAGACAGTGGTTTGACTCAGAAAACTTTTTTTGCAGATTTCGGTATACTTCCCATCCTTGTTTGTTTTTTGAACCGTTTTGTAAGCTCAGTGACTTAAGAATAGTTACTTGTTCTTTAGTAAACTCAAGAGTGGTGTCACTAACATGCTGTTGTAAGGATTCAAGTTTTTTTGTATAATCCATTAAACTTGTACATCTTCCATTCCAGCAGTGCGTAGCCTAACTATATGCCCTAACATAAAGTTTTTAGATTCTGTGCCTTTCATAACGCCTAGCCACTTATTCCTAAGTAGGGCAATTTCATTAATAATACATTCAAAGTCTACTACCTCATCCTCACCATCTACGTACTTCTCAGCGTCACGACTTGTTAATGCTCTGGGGTAGTTTTCCAGGTACTTAACAAAGTGCTTTCGCCTAATTTTGCGAAGTTGGATATTGAGAAAATTAAGGACAGCTTCAACTTCTTGTAGTTGGCTAAAACGTATCTCAGTAACAGCAGGCAGTTCTTTAATTGATTTCTCAACTAGCCCGTGTATCCCTATTTCTTTCTTTGCCATAGCTAGCTCTGATTCATAGTGAGCTAGGAAACCTGGAATATTGCCGAGATCTTGTGTAACTTTACTGTACCAATTAATCATGTTTATTCAGTCTCGTCTTCGTCTTCATCATTTAAATCAAGGCCGTTATACTCCACGGCTTTAGCTAAGTATTTGTCAATTCCTGCTAGGTCTAGGATAACCTCTTCGTCTACACCTGATTCTATTAAGTTACCGATCCAGTGATCAGCGGCACTTTGTTTTTCTTTAATATACTCTTTGAGTACAGTCCATGTTTCTTCTAAAATTTCATATTCCAATGTTACGCCTCCAACATTTCTTCAGACATATCATCGTCCGAAATGTCTTCTGGGTTATTTACCTCAGGAACCATATTCTCCTTGGCAACAATATCAGACATAATAGTTTCTAGTTTATCTCCAGTCCAGCCCTTGCGAAACTCGAGCATTTCTTCGCCAGCTAATGTTGTATACTTGAGGCGATTTCCTTGCTTTGTAAGCAACCCCTGTGTTTCAAACATATCAAGTAGCCCACTGTAAGGATCCATGCCAGTTTCATACGGAATCTTAACCTGAACGCTCTCAAAAGGCTTAGAATAACGTGTTTTCATCACTTTACAGGCTGCTCTGATACCATTAACAGTACTTGTCTTATTGCCGTCTGCGTCTTCTTTTAGTTTAAGTTTACGCATAGCAACAACAATACTACTAGCATAGATAAAGCCCTGTCCACCACTGATCTTATCATCTGGATCAAACATATCCTGTGAAGCATAAGTGTGGTTAGTACAAACCATTCCTACATTGTAACTACCAATCATGTTAACTGTGTTACGTACTAATGACGACAATGCTTTAGGCTTACGGCCCATGTCACCCTTCATGTCACCAGATTCAAACTGGTTAACGTCTGTAGGAGTCATCATCATTCCCAAGCTATCAATAACAAACAATACTTTAGGACGTTCTTCTTCCTCCATTGCTTTGTAGTCTTTCATAAACGTACTGATAGTTTTAGCAACATCATCAATCATTGACATTGCTAGTTTAAGCAACTTGCTCTCATCAGTGTCAACCCCCAGTGCAAGTAGCCAGGACTCATCCAGTGCGTTTTCTGAGTCAATAAGCACAACAAAGATACCTTGATCTTGTGCATGTTTTACAATGTTACCAGCAGCAAAGTAACTCTTGCCTGCACCTGATTCACCAGCAAATACTGTTACTTTGCCTAGTGGAACCCCTTTGTGGAAGTCTCCACTTACCAAGTAGTTAAGCGCATAGTTACCAGTACTAATCCAATCAGTAGGATCATGGAATCCAATACTAAGTCCATCAATACTCTTTGTGATATCCTTGCGGAACTTACTTACGTCAAATGCTTTAGCCATTGTTGTTTCCTTCAATAAAATTGTAAATTTCGTTAGCATAGTGTCTGTGTTGTTTGGGCCCAGGATGATCGTTATCTGTGCCAAGATCCAAGTACTCTTCAGTTGTTAAGTCGATAGTATTTTTATAATTGTGCAATACTATTGGCATTATAGTTATATTAAGTAAATTAGCCAAGACTAGTTTTACTCCTATTTTGCTACAATAGTTTATAACTTGCAATACGCTTCTTGCGGCGGCAACCTCTTGGGTTAAACTGCCAAAATAGTCTATGTTCCAATATTGTTTTTCTTTATGAACATTAGTAAAATACTGATTGCCTGGACAAGATTTTAAAGAAAAGTTGTCATTTAAGTCTACTCTTGTTGTATCTGTTAGTCCCCAAACAACTGTGTCTCCTGATCTTATGTCTGATCTCAATATCTGATCTGCGGACCATCCAATAGACGATCCTCCTCTGCTTAGGGAAACCTCAGGCATGCCTAGTTTTTCAGCAAGTAAATATCCGTATCTCTGTTCCCAGTCTACCCCAATCCCCGCTGTAAAGGAGCATCCAGCAGTCCATAATATTGATTCATCTGTAGAGCGGGTCGCATGCAACATGTTTAACCCTGGGGTAATATAATCTCTAATTATAATAGCATTAGCAACATTCCTGTCAGCTAATTTATTTAACAGTTGAAAAGTTTCCCAATTTTTAAGTCCTTGGCTATCAGGAGGATAACTATCCTCTAATAGATAAATCTCATCAGCATGGTCTATTATCATATCAATATCAAGAATATCAATATCATAGATAGTAGTCTTACATATTAAACTAGTATCTGCCTTGATTGCTGTTGACAAATCTTTTTTTGTAAACACTGGCACTGCTTCAATAGGCCAATCAGGGTCTTGAAACAACGAAATATACAACTTGCTTATCGACATTAATTATTTCCAACTTTATATAAATCTAGGAAAATCTTACTACTATCTAAATTTCTTCGTGCATCCATTAAATGGAGTTCTTTAAAAGACTGAGACAAATTCTTTTTAAACGGGGTATCTAAATATTTTAACATATTCCTGTAACTGTTTTCAAGCAAAAAGCCAGGGTGTTCATTTATTCGCTTTGTTAGTTCTAACTTTATAGATTGTAGCACATTATCAGGCAAATTGCAAATATTTAAGTATAGCGGTGTTAGCATAGGACCAATGATAAAACTATTATTATGAACACCTTGTTGTTTAAAGTAATCAACACATGCAAATATTGAGTTATAGTTTAGAAGAAAATGTAGCATGTTAAAAGAAATACGGTGATTAAGTTTTTGAATGGTAATCAAATTATCTTCAAAGTCAGTCCAGGATCCGCCATGCCTAATGTATTCGTATTCTTCATGCGTTGTCTCGCAGCTTACTGTCCAATGCACATCTTTAAATCCGCAGATTAGATCAAATACATTTGTGTCTACTTTACTTAAATTTGTGTTAATCCGTAAGTTAACATCTGGATTAACCTGTTTTAAAAGTTGTAATAGCTCAATGTTTTCTTTCATTAACAAGGGTTCTCCCCCTGCCATGTATACATGTTTTAACTGTTTAGCATTGCTGAATATGTAATCTTTGAAGTTTTGTTGTTGCTGCTCAGTTGGAGTGCTAATTTTCTTACCTAGTTCACTTGCCCATTTACTGCTAAACTGCGGACCGCAGTACACACATGCCATGTTACACAGATTATTCCACCTAACGTCAATAGTATGTAATTCATGCGTTCCGGTGGTGTCGTAAGTATCTAAACTAACATCACGTAGCTCTTTAAGATAAAACACACGATCACTGATAATCGACATATCAACTGTCTTGTCTTGTTTTTCTAAATCATAACAAGGACTGCAATTAACTCCTGGCTTGCCACATAACATATTATCCTGTGTTTGTGTGTTTAATTCGCCTGTGAGTATATCTTTAATATCTGTATCTTGTATATTACCTATCTCATTGGCGCTGCGAATACAATTTTTAACTTTTCCATCAACGTTATACATTAATCCAGTCCAGGGCATAGGGCAGAATTTTTTATTAGTTAAGTAATCTTTTGGCTTCATATACCTACTACTCTGCTTGATCTTCCTAATGATAACTCTGTAAACTGCATACCTTGTGCATCTGCGCTTGCCATCGTATCAATTACAAGATTTGCCCACTTATCTACATCACATAATCTATCATCGGGTTCTTGACCATCCAGTGTTGCCACTCCACCAGGTCTAATAATTACTATCCTGCAACTACCTGATTTTGCCCGTAATTGATTAACTGTTTCTTCCAATGCTCGTTTCTGTGTTCGGTATTGACTTATTGCAATTTCTTCTTGTCCAGGGATAGGTGGATCGACTGGTTGTTGAGTCATCATGGTGCTAATACACCAGATGCTTTTACCAGTAACATTACGCCACTTTTGCCAAACGTCATATAGTAACTCAGTTTGTGCATACCCTGCCTGCGCATTGTTAACAAACATGTCACATGGTTCAACCAAGGCAGCAATCTTTGGTATAGTACGGATATTATGTCCGGTGCGTCTAGAAAGTCCGGTCATTGCGTGGCCGCGGTTCTCTAATATGTTAAACAGTGCCTTGCCTATACCGCTGGTATGTCCTGTAATTGCTATTTTCATTTTAAGTAATCCTTGTAACTGATCTTCCTAATGCTATCTTGTAAATCTATATACTCTTGTATCTCTGTTTGGTTATTACTGTCAACTGCTACCATTGGCCTAATGACATCATGGACATCAACATCTGTGTATGTATTTGTATACTTTACGTTTACTGGGTCAGGCTTATTTAAGAGTGACCAACTATGACTTATATCATGTGTGTCAACAAAAGACAATATATCTGCAAAGTTTCCCACGTTTAATGCACTTACTGTAGTCCAGGTATTAAGGTGTACGGGCATGCTTTTGTATGTCATTAAGTTAGAGTAAAACTTGTCCCAGGCAATGGGCCAGCGCAAGTATTCATGTACTCTGCCTATACCATCTAAACTTACTGTTATAGTTACTTTAATCTTACGTTTTACGATTTCTTCAAGTCCGGGAATTACAGCACCGCAGTTGGTATTGATGCGAATACTACGGACGTTCTCTGGAATATTAGCCAGGAGATACTTGTAATTTTGGCTTACGCTTGGCTCACCACCGTTAACGTCTAAATGGACTATTCTATCTTGTGGAAGTTGCCAAAACTTGGCACTGTTGTCTATTGTGTAGTTGTCACCACTAAGTTTCCCTATTAGTGTGCTTAGACTTGAATTGCATGTTTGGCATGCACTGTTACAGGTGTTGTCTAGCACTCCACCAACAATAAGGTAGTCTGGTTTCCGTTGTAACTTGTCAAAACTAATCGCGTTCAGTCTTATGCTGGATTGTGTAAGTTCTTCTGTTTGCTGACAGCGGATACACTCTTCTGGCCATACATCGTTACTTAGTTTATCTTTAGTAGCGTCTATCCACTCACTGTTACGCAATGCATCGATATTAGAAAAATCAGGGTGATTAACCATGTGACCACATGTAGAAACTGAGCCGTCTGTATCAAATCTAACAAAGTGATCTAGTCTAGGACACTGCATATCTGTTTAGATCTTTCTATTACTTCTGTGTAAGTATCTGGGTAATTCTGTTTTATTGTTGCTAATATTTGTTTAAAATCTACAGTCTGCCCAATTAAATTATAAAAAAGAACTTTGTCTAGTGCCAAATAAAAATGCAACTTGGCATGATTTTCAAATATTTCTCTAAAATTTTTAGTCGTAGATGGATTTCTATGTAAATCTGTTACTTGTGTTAAGGCAGATATTGGTTTTAATTTTATTAGTGCTTGTGTGAATCTTTGTAAGTTAACTAGCCAATGAAACTGTAAGCAAAAATGTCTATCTAAAAACAAGTTTTCATTGATAATATGAACTAATGTTTCTTGGTGGTATGATGGATTATGTTGTACAAATGTATTTACACCAGATAGGTATCTTTCAAAGGGCTCTCTAACAAATACTGTTACCTCAGATATATCAGCATATTCATCAGGAGACACTACCTTATTTTTATGTAAGCTACTACTGCCGTTTTTAAAGATAGGGTAAATGTAATGATCTTGCGACTTTAATATAAGACAATCGTCAGGGAAGATGATAGGATCTAGGATAGACAGCATATCATCTTCCCCAGTTTACG